AACCCCTTGACCTTCAAGGCCCAGCCGGATCGACCATTGGCTGATGCGCGAGACATAACACTCGCAGTGGTTGAGCGAGGCAGTAGGGTATTGAGGATGGAACGATCAATATTCATAGGAGTCGTCCTCGTCGGGCTGAGCGGTTGTGTAAACGAACACGTAATAGGTCGGACTCACCTTGACGAAGGTGCCGACCGACTGCCTAGTGCCGTCTGGCATGAGGCGGTACTGCATGTCGGAGGTGTACTGGATGAACTCGGCATAGTCCTTGACATGGATTTCAGTGGCCCAGTGCTGGGTCTCCCCAACGGGTAATGTGTCTACGCACAGAATGGTGATGAACATGTGATGCTCCTTGTCTAGTGGATACCCACGGCAGACCTGTCTCCCAACAGGTCTGCCTAGGCTATTCACTCGGGTTGTACAAGCGAGATAGCGATGTATGCGGATACTCACGGCATGGCGACATAACCGAGTTATGTCGTCATTTAGCCGCTAACGCCGCAGGACGTATGTTGCCCGTCCGTACCGGCTACGGAGAGAGACGCCTAGGTGGTATTGCATACAGGCTTAACATCCGCATCCCTGCCTGATTCCACAGGGGTAGTGATCCATGAGAGGCTCGCTTGCGAGCGTCATGATTTCGTACTTGGATATGCCCATCTAGGGGTTGTCTGATGCCTTTTTGTTGTTGTATGCACCAACACCGACTTGTCGCGTCTTCACTCCACATGGGTGCAGCCCACCCATCAGCGCGCTACACAGGCTCGTCGCCTAAGTCACGCCCGAGCGAGGTTGTCATCCTCGCCCCGATCCTCTTCCAGATCGTTTCATCACTTCCACAGAGCGGTCGCCATACCTAGCCGCACCACTACGATGATTCCGTGAATCCCGCCATCGTCGACATAACCGAGTTATGTTGAAACCTAGGTCGCAACGCCGGTCTATCGATTGGCCCGAGCATTATGCCATATGTATATACCTATGTCAAGCCCCCTGGACATAACCGAGTTATGTTGGAATGGCAGGAATGGGAGGGGTTGCCTATACTTGGAGACTGCCTGGAATTGGTAATGAGGTTATGACGTATGGCAAGCAATGAGCCAGTGACTAACGGACTGAAGCCGCTGACACCTAAGGCCCTGAAATTCTGCGAACTTGTAGCGAAGGGACAGCGAGTGTCCGAGGCTTACTGCAATTCGTATGAGGTACAATATAACACTAAGAAGGCGTCTATACATGCAGCCGCCGGTCGCCTCATGGGTGACCCGAGAGTGCGTCGGCAGATCGAAAGGCTGAAGGAGAAGGACGCTGCGGCGGTCTTTCAGCAGGCTGTGGGCCTGCGGCAGTGGACGCTTGACCGTCTGAAGGACGAGGCTACGGACAAGGAGAACCCGCCAGCGGCTAGGGTGACGGCTCTGGGGCTACTGGCTAGGGCGTCTAGGCTGATCGAGAGCGGCAGTCAGCAGAGCGTTAACGTGAACGTGGCGACCGTCAATCGAAGTGCGTCTGAGATCGAGCGTGAGCTGCTCGACCGTCTAGCCTCTCTGACGACCGACAGTCATTCTGGAAACGATGCGGTGGATGGTGAGATTCTGCCTGCCGGAGAGGAAGGCCAGGACGACGCTGGGCCGACATAACTGAGTTATGTTGACGCAAAAAAAAATCCCCTAGGTGATTAGCCTAGGGGATTTTGGTGGCGGCCATGTATGCGTCGTTGTGGTTACTTCAGACCGTTAATCGTCGTCGTCATTGCGGCAATAATGCGATCGCGAATTGCGATTGCGTCCGCTTTAGGCTTGCTACCGATGAACGCCACGACAGCAGCGACCATATCGGTCGATGTCATCGATTGCAGGGTAGCGGGTTGCACTGCCTTGCTAGGCTTAGCGGTGGCTGCCTTAGCACCTTTCGATGCCTTGCTACCCTTGCCGCGTGACTTTGTGCCGCGGTTAGTCAGCACCAAGTTTGCGGGTTTAAGGATGTACTTATTAAGCACCGAATTGGTGCGATTTTTGTACCCCTTTGCCGTTTCCTTATCGGGAAACTGCTTGTCGATTGCAGCATTAACTGCCTTTCGTCGTTCGATGTACTGAGCCGCAGTAGTGCAACCCTCATAGAGTGCTTGCACTTCCTTAGTTACGGCGCCCGTTGCCTTACCTTCCGAACGGATGGCTGAAACGAGTTTAGAGATATTGATCGACTTATTCATGCGTCATTACTCCCAAATGGTTGTGGTGACGCATACATGGCCGAATTGTTAAATAGCGCGTCGGTAGTGAATACCGGCATCACAAGTATATACATATGGCCGCTAGTGTCAACACCAATCCGACATAACCCAGTTATGTCCACCTGGCGGACAGGCCACTCTAGGCGCCGCGCACCACGCGCAGGCGCGTCAAAGAAAACCCAAAGAAATCACCCCCACGCCGTCGTCACGACTGCCTGGGGAGAGGGCGGGGGATGGGGTGAGCCCCCCTGTGCGGCGACGGTACCCGCGACAGACCCTTACACTATTCCCCTCATTCGATTCCCTACTTCCGACCCCTACCCCGTCTCTTTTTTACCACACTCCCCACAGGCAGCCTCTTCCCCCTATTTGCAAAATAATTGCCTTACCTCCCATACCCCCACCCCCTATATTTCTGTGGATATCCTGTGGATAACTCATGTTCTTGGTGTACCCACAATGTGTGTACATGGTGTGAAACTGCCCGTGTGTGAACTTGACAAAACATCATTTTAAAATATCGCTTACATTTACAATAACACTATGATTTCATTTAACTTAAAACTCAATTTCTTGTGAAAAAACGCCTGTTGAATTTCTTGTCAAGGGGGGGTAGCATGCTACAATCGAGGGTAATCCCCCCTAAGAACCCCCGGGTATTCCCATAAAGCAGGTATACAGCCATACCTTTCTTGCAGGGGGTTATGCAGAGGGGTCTTGGTGAGCCCCCTCTGCATGGTGTAATTACTCTTGCTGTACCGCGTGCGCGGTTATATAGGGCTTTAAGTATTCTGAATTTAACCCCATCGCTGCTTGGGAAGATTTCTTCCCTTCCTGAAGCTCAGAAAGCCGAACTACTTGGTTTGCTGGATGAGCTGGAGAAGGCCAAGGAGGTCGAGGCAGCGCAGACCAATTTCATGCCATTTGTCAAAAGCCAGTGGCCTGCCTTCATTGAGGGCGAGCATCACAAGGTTATGGCTGAGGCATTCGAGCGGGTAGCCACTGGGCAGTGCAAGAGGATGATTATCAACCTCGGCCCTCGGCATACCAAGTCTGAGTTCTCTTCGTTTTTGTTCCCTGCTTGGTTCCTGGGTAACTACCCAAACAAGAAGGTGATTCAGTGTTCCCATACAGCAGAGCTGGCAGTGGGGTTTGGCCGTAAGGTAAGAAATCTTGTAGGTTCTGAGGAGTATCGAAAGATATTCTCCGATGTGAGCTTACAGGCAGACTCGAAGGCTGCAGGTCGCTGGAGCACTAACAAGGGTGGGGAGTATTTCGCCATTGGTATTGGCGGTGCTGTGACGGGTAAGGGTGCTGATCTTCTGATCATCGACGACCCTCACAGCGAACAGGAGGCTGCCCTGGGCGATCCTTCTGTGTATAACCGGACGTATGAATGGTACACCTCCGGGCCTAGGCAGCGTTTACAGCCGGGTGGGGCCATAATCATCGTCATGACCCGATGGCATCAGAAAGATCTTACCGGCAGGGTATTGAAGTCCTCGATAGAGCGAGGTGGGGTAGATGAGTGGGAGGTTATAGAATTACCTGCCATTCTGCCTTCTGGGAAGCCGTTATGGCCTGAGTTCTGGTCTCTGAAGGAGCTCGAGTCGATCAAGGCAGAACTGCCTGTAGCCAAGTGGTCAGCCCAGTATCAGCAGAACCCGACCTCGGAAGAGGGTGCGATTGTAAAGCGGGACTGGTGGCGAGTATGGGAGAAGGAAGATCCGCCTCCCTGTGAGTTTATTATCCAGTCTTGGGATACCGCTTTCACCAAGAAACAGACTTCAGACTTCTCTGCGTGTACCACGTGGGGGGTATTTAAGCTTGCAAACCCGGAAACCGGCGTAACACAGAACAACATCATCCTATTGGACGCTGTGAAAGAACGCATGGAATTTCCGGAACTAAAGCGTAAGGCATATGAGATGTACCACATGTACAACCCAGATGCCTTTATTGTCGAAGCCAAGGCGGCTGGTGCTCCGTTAATTTATGAACTGAGGGCAATGGGCATTCCGGTATCGGAGTTTACCCCCAGCCGTGGTAACGACAAGGTGGCTCGCGTAAACGCGGTCAGTGATTTGTTTTCAAGCGGGGTCGTGTGGGCGCCGCAGACTCGCTGGGCAGAGGAAGTTGTGGAGGAATTCGCATCTTTCCCAAACGCCGAGCATGATGACTTGGTAGACTCCAGCACCCAAGCCCTGCTGCGATTTAGGCAGGGTGGGTTTGTTTCAGTCGGTAGCGATGAGCCTTATGAGAAGGTTCGTCGAATTCGCAAAGCCCCATATTGACAGGTAAATAATGGCAATTGACAAGACTCTTGTTCCATTGATTCCTGACGACCCGGATGCTCAGGCAGCCGAGTTGGAGATTGATGTGATTGCCATGGGCGAGGATGCCCCGGCGATTACAGTCAATGAGGACGGGAGCGTGGACATTGAGTTCGGTGAATCCGACTCGATGGGCGAGACAAGTCATGACGCCAACCTTTCTGACTATTTAAGCGATTCTCAGTTGACCTCCCTTGGCAACGAGTTGATTGGCCTGTATGAGGCTGATAAAGACACTCGGGCTGACTGGGAGAAGGCATATGTCAAAGGGCTGGATCTGCTTGGCCTGAAGATCGAAGAGCGAACAGAGCCTTGGGCTGGCGCTTGTGGTGTGTTTCACCCGCTGCTGACTGAGGCAGTCGTTCGGTTCCAGGCTCAGGCGATTACCGAGATCTTCCCGGCTCAAGGGCCGGTACGCGGTGTAGTGGTAGGCAAGCACACCGAAGACAAGGATCGGCAGGCAGTGCGGGTTCAGGACTACATGAACTACCTCCTGACCGAGCGTATGACCGAATACAGGGCTGAAACGGAGAAGATGCTCTTCTCCCTGCCCTTGGCTGGCAGCGCCTTCCGTAAGGTCTATTATGACCCGCAGTTGATGCGCCCTGTATCGATGTTCGTCCCTGCAGAGGATCTGGTGGTGTCTTATGGCGCCAGTGATCTTGAGACAGCAGAGCGTGTTTCGCACATCATGCGAAAGACCCGGAACGAAGTTCGCAAACTGCAGGTAGCCGGGTTTTATCGGGACATTGATCTGGCTGATCCTGTTAATCAGCCGAGCAACATCAAGACCAAGGAAGACCAGTTATCTGGTGTTTCGCCTTCTGAATTGACTGACAATCGATTCACCTTGATCGAGATGATGGTTGATCTTGACCTCGAGGGATTCGAGGACAAGGACGAAGAAGGCTCTGCTACTGGCATAGCCTTGCCTTACGTCATCACCATTGATAAGAGTTCAAGGGAAGTTCTTGCCATTCGCAGGAACTGGGACGAAGGGGATGAGCTCCGGAAGAAGCGCGATCATTTTGTGCATTACCGGTATCTCCCGGGCGTAGGCTTCTATGCCTTTGGCTTGATTCACCTGATCGGTGGTTTGGCGAAGAGCGCTACCAGCATCCTGCGTCAATTGGTCGATGCCGGTA